TAATGCAGATGGTGCTATCACTATTGCTTCTGAAGTCGGTACTGCTTCTAACCTAGGTGCTGTTATTATTGCAGCTGCTGAAGGTATGGACGTATCTTACTCAGGTGGAACTGCAACAATTAGTGCCGAAGACGCAACTGATTCAAACAAAGGTATTGCAAGTTTTGCTTCTGCTAACTTTACAGTATCTAGTGGTGCAGTTACAGTCACTGGTATTGACGGCGGAACATTTTAATAACGTTTAATACTAGGAGACCATAATGGCAACAGTAATTAATTTTAAAAGAAGTTCGACTCAGAATTCAGTCCCAGCTACATCCGATTTATCATTGGGTGAAGTTGCGATTAATACCTATCATGGTAGAATGTATACTGAGAAGAATGACGGGTCAGCATCGATTACAGAAATCGGTTCTAACCCTGCTTCTTTAACTGTTAATGATGCTTTTAGTTTTCCTACATCAGATGGTAGTTCTAATCAGATTTTGCAGACAAATGGAAGTGGAACAGTATCTTGGGCTTCACAAGCTAGTTCAGGTATTGTAATATTCACATATTCTATTGGGTCTACAACAACTACAGTAACTGGGAATGACGATAGTTCAAACTCATTATTGTATAGTGCTGGTACAGAACAGGTATTCTTGAATGGTGTTAAGTTGATAGATGGTGGAACCGATTATACGGCCACTAACTCAACTACAATTACACTTGAAGAGAATGCATTATCAGGTGATGTCATCGAAGTAGTAGCAATAACAGCTGCAGCTAACCTTGTTCAAGGTTACTATACTGCAAGTAGTTATTCTGCAACGACAGCTGACCAAGTATTATCATCTAATGCAATTGCAAACAAAGGCATTAAGTACGTTCTTAACGCAACTCATGCCTCAGCAGGCACACACGCTGCAGAGGTTTTATTAATTAATGATGGTTCTAGTGCATACTTCGTTCAATACGGAGATGTGTACTCTAATTCATCGTTGTTCAGTTTGACTGCTGATGTTGATTCAGGAAATATGAGACTTCTCGTAACTCCTGCCAACACCAACACGACAATTGATACGTTCCAAATTAGACATTCTTAAGGGGGATTGAACTATGGCAAAATCAAATGCATTTAAAATAGCAGAATTAATCCGTGTCTTTCAGTACAACACTGTATCTGATGAGATTGAAACTGAGAAAAGTACTAAGGACAAGAACAAAAAACGTGGTGACTCTACTACGACTGCAACTACAGAGTTCAGTCTAGACACATTTGCGAAAGCAGATTTTAGAGCTGCACGTTACGTTGTTGCAATGTCTAAAGGAAGTGATTTTCATTCTACTGAAGTTATGTTAGTTCATGATGGAAGTGCAGTGACACTTACTCAATACGGAACATTAAAGAGTGCTGCTTTAGCAACATTTGACGCAGATATTAGTGGGAGTGACCTCAGATTGAGATGCACACCTGCCAGTGCTACGTCAACTACAATTAAATTCGAGAGAGTTGTTGTAGATGCTTAACAGTTAAAAGACAATAATCTTTTAAGGGGACTTTCGAGTCCCCTTTTTTTTATCAGTATCATTTTTGTTATAAATAGATATATGGGTACACAATCTAAATTTTTTGCAGACGTAGGTCTACAGACATCGGGAAGCACTACTATTGGTGGTAATCTAACTGTAGATGGTAATCTAACTGTAAGTGGAACTAGCATGACTGTTAATTCTACTACAACATCCATTACAGACTCTATGATGGAACTTGCAAATGGAAACACTGCAAGTGATTTACTTGATATAGGTTTCTATGGAAATTATGACGATGGGTTATCCGATGGTGCATCAGAGTATACTGGATTCTTTAGAGATGCATCAGACTCAACATGGAAGTTATTTGATGGATTAGAAGTAGAACCTTCATCTACAGTTAATGTAGGTGGAACTGGTTATACACTTGCAGACATGCAAGTAGGAGACTTAACTGCAACTACTTTGACTGCAACTAATGGTCTTACAGGGTCTTCTATAACTTATCCTACATCAGATGGAACAAGTGGTCAAGCTATCATTACAGATGGTAGTGGTAATTTATCCTTCTCTACAGTTAGTGGTGGTTTAGATGGTGGAAGTGTTACAACTACTTCTACAAGTGCAACTAACTTAGACACATTTGCACTTAACACAACAAGAAGTGGTAAATATGAAGTATCCGTATCGGATTCAACAAGTGGAGATTATCAGTTTACAGAACTATCGGTAATACATGATGGAACTTCAGCATTTATTTCACAATACGGAACTGTACTAACAGGAAGTAGTGAACTTGCAACGTTTAGTGTAGACATTAACATAAATACATTCAGAATTAGAGTCACTTCAGCTTCTACTAATAGCACTGTATATAAATTTAAAAAGATTTTAGTAGATGTCTAAAAAACCCCACTCGTGAGGAGTGTGGTTCTATAAATACAAGTATAAAATTCAGTAAATTAACATTTACACATAGGACACATCAATGGCAACACAAAATACATTCGTAATTGAGTATGGTTTAACAGTTGGTTCTACAGAGGTCATTTCATCAGCAGGTAAATTAGCTGCTACTGCAATATCTTTGTTGACAACTGATAATTTAGCAGAAGGTTCATCAAACCAATATTTCACATCTTCACTATTCAATTCATCATTTGACACTAGATTGTCAAATGCAACTATTGACGGAGGCACCATCTAATGACTGCTAAAAACTTTAACATAAAAAATGGTCTATCCGTTGCTGGAACAGAGGTTATTACTTCTGCTGGTGCAATCGCAGGTGGAGCAGTAAACGAAGCAGTTGACGATAGAGTCAATTCACTATTAACAGCAGGTGCTGGTATTGGATTATCATATGATGACAGTGCTGGAACACTTACAATTACAGGTAATGTTGGTGATATCACTGGTGTTAACGCAGGTGCTGGTTTAACAGGTACTGCAACTTCAGGTGATGCAACATTAAACGTTGGTGCTGGAACAGGTATTACTGTAAACGCAGATGACATTGCAATCGACCTTAAAGATGAAGATGACATGTTATCAGACAGTGCATCTCACGCTGCATCACAGCAGTCTATCAAAGCATACGTTGATGCAAGTATCTTAACAAAAGATAATACAGACGAGATTACAGAAGGAAGTTCAAACCTCTACTTTACTGCAGAAAGAGTTGCAGATACAGTTGGTGGAATGGTTGGTTCAAATACAGAAACAGGAATTACAGTCTCATATGACGATAGTGATAACACTTTAGACTTTGTAGTTGGAACACTTAACCAAAATACAACAGGTAGTGCAGCTACTTTAACTACTCCAAGAACTATTTCAGGTACTGCATTTGATGGTTCTGCAGACATTACTTTAACGACTGCTGGAATTACAGAAAACACAAACCTATACTTCACAAACGAAAGAGTTGACGACAGAGTTAATTCTTTAATTGTTGCTGGAACAGGACTTACATCTACATATGATGACAGTGCTGGAACACTTACACTTAACGGACAAGTTGGTGATGTGACTAGTGTAGTTGCTGGTGCTGGTTTAACAGGTGGTGGAACTTCAGGTGACGTTACTTTAGACCTAGATGCGACAGTAGCAGGTGACGGACTTGCACACTCAAGTGGTGTTCTTTCCGTAACAGTAGATGACAGTTCAATCGAAACAGATTCAGACACATTAAGAGTCAAAGCAAGTGGTGTTACTAATGCCATGTTAGCAGGTTCTATTGCAAACAGTAAACTTGCAAATGATAGTGTAACAGTTAACTCACAAGAAGTTGACTTAGGTTCTTCTATCACATTAACGACTGCAAATGTCGGTGAGAATACAAACCTTTACTATACAGACGAAAGAGTTGACGATAGAGTTAATGCATTATTGGTTGCTGGTACTAACATAACAACATCATATGATGACAGTGCTGGAACATACACAATTAACTCTTCAGGTAAAACACAAGAAGAAATAGAAGACATTGTAAACGGATTAGTAGTTGGTGGAACAAACATCACTTCTACATATGATGACGCTGCTGGAACACTTACACTTGCTGGATTATCAGACAGTGCTATCCAAGGTAAAATTACTGTAACGGATGCTGGTGGAGATGGTTCACTTGCATACAGTGGTGGAACAATTACATATACTGGCCCTAGTGCATCTGAGACAAGAGCTCATTTAAGTGCTGGAACTGGTGTAACATATTCAGGTGGTGCATTCAGTATTGGTCAGGCAGTTGCAACTTCAAGTAACGTAACGTTTGCAGACTTAGTAGTAAGTGGTAACCTAACAGTTAATGGTGCTACTTCAACAGTAAGTTCTACTAATACAACAATGACCGACTCATTAATTGAGTTAGGAAATGGAACTACTGGTTCTCCAGCTGGAGACGCAGGTATAGTCATTGAAAGAGGTGATGAAAGTAACGTGTTTATGGGTTGGGACGACAGTGCATCAAGTTTTGCATTCGGAACAACTACTGCAACAGGTGCTTCAACTGGTGCTTTATCAGTAACACCAGCAGCGGTATCCACGGGTGCATTGACAATAACAAATGCATCTAATAGTGGTGGAACTGCAAGAAATGTTTACCAATCAACATCTGCTCCACAGAGTTCAGATGGTGCGGTTGGTGATTTATGGGTACTTTACTCCTAATATAGGGGTTTAGTATCTCAATAAATAACAGTATTATTAATGGAATAAAGTAAATGGCATCAGGTTCACAAAAAGTAAAAACACCAACAGGTTGGAATTCAACCCAAGGTGCATGGGTAAAGACAGGTTCTTCCACATGGAAAGCAGTCGACCAAATTTATGTTAAAACACCTACAGGGTGGAATGATGCATCAGGTCAAGAATTAACTCAAATACCTTATCCGTATATTGCAAATGCACAAGAACCAAACATAAGGGATGCACAACAACCTTATCCGTATATTGCAAATGCACAAGAACCAAACATAAGGGATGCACAACAACCATACCCTTACATTGCAAATAATCAGCAACCAAACATAAGGGATGCACAACAACCTTATCCTTATATAGCGAACGCAAGACAACCTTCTACATATCAACATAGAAGTCCATTTACTTACAGAAACCCAAGTAATGCAAGACAACCTAGTACGTATCAACATAGAAGTCCATTTACGTATCAAAGAACTGGTCAAACACCTTTCACATATCAATATAGAAGTCCATTTACGTATGCTAGACAAGGTCAAACACCATTTACGTATAACTATAGGTCACCTAGTACGTATGCAAGACAGGGTCAAACACCATTTACGTATAACTTTAGGTCACCTAGTACGTATGCAAGACAAGGTCAAACACCTTTCACATACCAGTATAGAAGTCCTTTTACATATGCAAGACAGGGTCAAACACCATTTACGTATAACTATAGGTCTCCGTTCACTTACAGGAACCCTGTATCTGCACAACAACCTACGATTAAGAATGCACAACAACCTACTATTAAGAGTGCTCAGCAACCTAATATAAGGTCAGCACAACAACCTAATATAAGGTCAGCACAAGAACCAAATATTAGGAATGCAAGACAACCAAATAACGCACAGAATCCATTTACGTTCCAAAACCCGTTTACATTCAATGCAAGACAACCAAACAATGCAAGACAACCAAACAATGCAAGACAACCGAATAATGCAAGACAACCAAACAATGCAAGAAGTCCAAGTATTGCTCAACAACCAGGCTCATATATCGCATACTTCCAACAATCGTATTTCTTTACATTTGGAAGTCCAAGTCAGTTCCCTGGCGAGGAACCTTAAGGAGTAAATTATGCCAATTGGATTTAGAGTTATACCATATCACGCACATGCAAGGACTTCTGTTAATGTACAGACGCCGTTCACTTTTCAAGCACCATTCACGTTTCAGGCACCCTTTACGTTTCAGGCACCTTTTACGTTTCAGAACCCGTTCATTGCACAAGCAAGACAACCGAATAATGCAAGACAACCTTTTACGTTTCAGAACCCATTTACGTACAATTATAGAAGTCCTTATACGTACAACCATAGGTCACCATTTACGTACCAACATAGAAGTCCTTTTACGTATCAACATAGAAGTCCTTTTACGTATCAACATAGGTCACCATTTACGTACAGAAGTCCTGTATCTGCAAGAGAACCAAACATAAGGTCAGCACAACAACCTTATCCGTATATTGCATCTGCACAAGAACCTAATATAAGGTCAGCACAACAACCTTATCCGTATATTGCTAACAATCAACAACCTACGATTAAGAATGCACAACAACCTTATCCGTATATTGCTAACAATCAACAACCTAATATAAGGAATGCTCAACAACCTTATCCGTATATTGCAAATGCACAAGAACCTAATATTAGGTCAGCACAGCAACCTTATCCGTATATTGCTAATGCACAAGAACCTAATATTAGAAACAATCAAGCACCATTTACATACCAAAACCCTGTAAATGGACAAGAACCTAATATTAGAAACGCTCAGACTCCGTTTACGTATCAAAGAACTGGTCAAACACCATTTACTTACCAGTATAGAAGTCCTTCTACTTATGCAAGACAGGGTCAGACTCCGTTTACGTATCAACATAGAAGTCCGTTCACATATCAAAGAACTGGTCAGACTCCATTTACGTATCAACATAGAAGTCCATTCACGTATGCAAGACAGGGTCAAACCCCCGAAGCAAGATGGGATGGAGTTGGTTCACAACAGTGGCCTGCAACACCTATTAGTGGATAGTACTAAAGTAAAAGAAAGAAGAGGGACTATGTCCCTTTTTTTTCGTCCTAAATATATGCATGGAACATATTGAATCATTAGAAGACCTAAAACAGGTAGTAAAACCAAATCAAAACTATAGGGAAAAATCTTTCCATATTGGTAATTTCGATTTAAAAAGAGAAAAGACTGAAAAAGAAGAAGAGACTTTAAGTATGTTAGAGTATCTTTTTAATGAAATATGTCCACCATTAAAATATTTCACTTGGGGTGATTTTTTAGAACAAAGAAAGAAAGACAAATTTACGGGTTTCAATGGTTTACAGAACCAATCTTCTACCTACCACTACTTCTTACCACATGGTTATACTGCAGAGGTAAGACCCGAAAAGGTGACAAGAGGTCATGCTGGTATGGATATGAAGAATTTAGAAGGCTATATTGATATTAGAGACATTGCAAATTGGGAAGTTATTGAAGGTGGAAAGGATAAAGACCATCCACATGCATATGAAAGTCTTTCCTCAATGTATTACCATAGTGCAAAAGCACATTGGATTATACAAGACATCCAAAAGAATGGACTAATACATCCTATTCAAGGTATAACAAAGGAAAGTGGAGACAAGTTTGGATTTGCAATTCATCCAGGCTCTGTTCGTTCAGGATGTTTTGAAGAGATGGAAGACCCATCTATGGAAGTAATGATATGGGACAAACATGATGTCATTACTGGTATTGAACCAATGACATTAAATGATGCACTTGAGTTTTGGAAAAATAGATTAGAAGAACAGGATGCAGATGTATACAACGTATCCTTTATGTTCAATGAAGGTCATTTAGAGTTCCAACACGACCTATCTAATTTAAATTTCAGACCAAAGGTACATGAGTTCAATAAGAAGGTACATGAACTTTCCAAAGGTAAACCCATCAATATTTACATTGGATATGATAGTAGACACACTACATTACCTGAAATTAATAAACATTCTATACTCACCAGTATTAAAAGGGGTCTAGGTAATGGTTGGTTTCATGACCAAGTCAGATGGGAACCTGAGATTAAGTTCCTTGACAAATCTAAAATTCCCGAGTATAATAGAGAGTATGCAAATCAATCTACTGAGTTTACATATAGTAGATTTCTAATTCCTTACCTAGAAAACTATGAAGGGTTTAGTATATTCTTAGATGATGATTTCATCTTTGAGAAAAGTATACTACCAATGTTCTATTATCTAAATCCTGATGATGCAGTTGCATGTGTAAAGTATCCACATTACGAACATGATACAACTAAATTTGATGGAGAAGTCAACATAGATTATCCATGTAAGTTGTGGTCAAGTCTAATGGTGTTTAATAATGGACATGAAGATTGCAAGAAACTAACACCCGAAGTTGTTAACACTTGGACTGGAAAACAGTTACATCAGTTTGAGTGGACAGATAAGATTAGTGAGATACCTCAAAAATATGTCTTTGTAGAGGGTTATGATGACCCCAAAGAGAAGTGGGATTTTACTGCAATTCACTATACAAGAGGTGGCCCATGGGTAGAAGGTATGGATTTTAGTGGTATAAATAATTTGGAACACTATAATAAGTGGTTAAACAAACATAAGAACGAGGTAATTAATAATGAATAGTTTAGTATATACAGAAGAGAGTAAGTTAATAGTTGAAAAACCTAATGGGTTAAAGTATGAATTTGATAATGTTGATGCTCCTGATTTAGGATTTGAGTATGATATGGTTGTCTATGATGACATAGAAGTCAAAGTTTTAAAGTGGGATGATGAGAAGGGTGACTTCAATTCACAAGATAAGATACCATTAACAAACGAAGAGAAGGATGCAATTGAAACTTACATTGCAAACTCTGAACCACCTATTGGATGGAACCTGAACAATCAATATCTACAACAAATAAATGAAATTTGTCATCAATATGTTGATGATTGTTCTGAAAAGTATGGTTTTCAAAATCATATAGAGTGTACATATGTAGGAAGAGAGGGGTCAGCACATCCTTACAGAAGTAATGCAAAACGTGTACTAGAATATGCAGATGCAGTATGGTGTATCTATGTACAGATTGCAGATGAAATTCAATCTACAAGAGAAGATTTATTAAAATCTATAGATGAATACCTTCAAGTTTTACCCGAAGCACAACAAGCTCCCGATTCTAGACAACAGTAAAAAGGTTTTCAGTGAAGATACATTATGTAACTGAACCATTCAAGTTATCAGAAATACCTTTAAAGGATGTTTATGTCTTTGATGATTTCTTATCTTCAGAAATGCATCGTGCAATAGATTCACATATATATCGTTCAAGTATATGGTCTAAGACAAATCAAGTTAGAGGAGATAGTCCTACTGGGTTAGCACATCATAGTTTTTGGGGTGCAACATATTTTCGTGGAGTAGAAGGTGGAAGTAAGAAAGTAGTTGATAATGATATGAATCCAAGGGATACTTATCTTGCACAATGGTTTAATAGAAAGATACAAACCGACTTTGGATTTCAGTGGGTCAGATTTCAATACATGGGACTGAATTCACAAACACAAGGTCTTCAAGGAACAACACATGCAGATTGTTCACCTGAAGATGAGTGGAATCTTTCATTTCTTTACTATACCAATAAATTTTGGAATAAGGAATGGGGTGGTTCATTGAGATTTTACGATGAAATGCAACAAGGAATTGATGGTAGAGATGAACATATTAAAAATCATCAAATTGGTGAAGTAGAGTTTAAACCCAACAGACTGTTAATGTTTGACGGAAGAATTCCACATGGTGCAGATGCACCTTCTCCTAAAGCAAGATATATGGATAGAAAATCCATTGTTCTTAGAGGAGACGAAATAAGATTAATAAAAGATACAAGTGAGTGGTTTCATGCCAACGATAGAATTTACAACATTTAATACAAAAACACTAGAGGACTTTAGGCCTGTTCTTGCTAAGAAACTTACACCTGAGTGGTGGAAAAAAACTAAAGTTAATGTTGATGTACGAGGACATAAAGTGCAAACTATACGTTCTTGTCCTGCTATGGATGATTGGTTAAAGAGTGGTTGGTTGTTAACTGCAAATAGAGACATACATGTAGATTTAGAGACTGGTTCTGATAGTACTTTTAAGACAAGAGCTCATAATGGGTATGGTTCTCCATCTCATCCTAATGTGCAGACTGCAAATGCATTTGAATACTTAGGAGATTCAGGCCCTGTTAAGGATGCATTCAAAATGAAGAATCCATGGAACATAATAACTCCAAAGGGGTATTCATGTTTTTACTTAGACCCATTCTTATTTCAAAATGAATACTTTGCAACATGGCAAGGTATAATAGATACTGATAACTTTAATAAAAATATTGATAATGCACAAATCATATTCTACCCTAAAGTAACTCACTCATTTACTATAACAAAGGGTACTCCTCTTTGTCAAGTAATACCATTCAAAAGGGAGACTTGGAATGCATCTTACATTGTACAGGACTCACAAACCTTTACAGAGAATAGGTCTATAGTTACCTCTCATCATGATAACGAGTTTCCTACTATGGACGAGATGGGTAGACATAAGGGTCTATCGGAAGAGGAAAGAAAGATAACTGGTAAGATGGGTGCATATAGAAAACAAGGATACTGGCAAGAGAAAGGTAAAAACTTTAAACAAGATAATCCACCACCTGAATGTCCTATGCATGTGGTCAGTGAAGACACACCTGAAATTCAATTAGAACTTCCAATAGGAGACAATAATGGCAGTTAGATTACTATTTCCTACCTTTATATTTGAAGTAGATTTACTTAATGATGATTTACATCCTAATGATGGACTCACTAAAGAGTACCTAAATCTATTAAAAGATACTATGGATGGAATGAGACAAAGAGACCCCGAAGGACGAAGAATATCTAATGCATATACTGGGTGGCAATCCAACGATGGTTGTGAAACAAATCCAATATTTGCACAACTACATAAAAAGATATCACGAGTCTTTCAGAGAGAGGTTATTCCATTTCATGGTTTGGACTCATCAAATGCAGTCATGCAAATGGGTAATATGTGGGCAAACATAAACGATTTTAGTGCATGGAACAAACCACATTTACATAATGGGTGTTGGTATAGTGGTGCATTCTATATCCATGCAGATGGAGACGAAGGTTCTTTAGATATTATAGATAAAGACTGTAAGGTCGTATCAGACTTTCCACATTCAACTAGAACACCTACATCTTATAGTATTCAACCTACATCAGGAAAGTTAGTGTTGTTCCCTAGTGGTACTATGCATATGGTAGAACCTAACATGACAAACAAAGAACGTTATTCAGTTGCATTTAATATTGAAATGAGATATCAGACTAATGAAGGTAGATATCCAATAAATGAAGATACTTACAATGGGGACGAATTTAAATTTGAAATAGACCCTAATGGAGACCCCATACTGAAGTAGATATCCTAAATAGATATATGGATATCATAGTAAACCCAGCAATTCTTTGGAACGTCATCATAACTGTAATAGTTTTGCCGATTGGATTCCTTGTTCGTTCAATCTTAACGGAACAAAATAGACTAAACATTCTTGTCAATAGAACTAGAGAAGAGATAGCTAGAGACTATGTTACTAGAGACCAAATAGAAAAAGACTTCGAAAGAATCATGGATACTATAACACGTATTGATGAGAAACTAGACAGACTTCAAACAAAGACATACTTCCAAGACTAAAAACGTATAAATAGTATTACAAAAGGAATACTATTATGGCACAACCGAATTCAAAAGACACATTTAAGCAATACATTAAGAGGGCTCTTGGAGCTCCAGTCTTGGAAATCAATGTTGATGATGACCAAATGGACGATAGAGTCGATGAAGCACTTCAATATTTTCGTGAATACCACTATGATGGTAGTGTAAAAACTTATCTAAAACATCAACTTACTGAAGAAGAACTTACTGCATGGAAAACAAACGAAACCCATAATGCCGCAACAACTGGAACTCAGAATATTGCAAACCAAACTTATGGAGAAGGTCAGAACTATATCACACTTCCCGAACATGTCCTTTCAGTTATAAACCTATTCCCATTCTCAAGTGGTGTCAAATCTAATATGTTTGATTTACAATATCAACTTAGACTAAATGACCTTTGGGATTTAACATCTACAAGTATCTTATACTACTCACAAGTGCAATCTCATCTTACAATGATGAACAACATGTTGGTGGGTCAGATACCAATACGTTTCAATATGCATAGTAATAGACTATACATAGATTACAATGCAGATAAACTAACAGCAGGTGAGTTCATTATCATCGAATGTTACAGAAAGTTAGACCCAACAGATATGACTGATATCTATAACGATATGTGGTTGAAGAAATATGCAACTGCAAAAGTTAAATATCAATGGGGTGAGAACCTTTCTAAATTTCAAGGTATTCAGTTGCCTGGCGGAGTTACACTTGATGCACAACAAATAAAACAAGAAGCACAAGAAGAGATTCAAAGACTAGAAGAAGAATCAAGATTGAACTTTGAAATGCCTGTCATGGATATGATTGGTTAATACGGACATAAATTATGCCTACAAATGTATTTTTTAACCATGCAGTAAACACTGAACAACACCTCTATGAGGACTTAGTTGTTGAATCGTTAAGAATGTATGGACATGAAACATTCTACCTACCGAGAGAAATTGTAGAGGAAGATACAATTCTTGGAGAAGATGTGCAATCATCTTTCGGTGATGCATATTCTGTAGAGATGTACTTAGAAAATACGGAAGCATTTGAAGGAGAGGGAGACCTCATGTCTAAGTTTGGTGTCCAAGTAAGAGACCAAGCAACCTTTGTTCTTTCTTTAAGAACATGGGAAAGATTCATATCACTAGACTCTAACCTTGCAACATCACTAAGACCTAATGAAGGAGACCTAATCTACTTCCCTCTTAGTGGTTCAATGTTTGAAATTAAATTCGTAGAACATGAGAATCCATTCTATCAAGTTGGAAAACTATTCGTGTTCAAAATGCAGTGTGAACTCTTTGAATACAGTGGAGAAGATTTCGATACTGGAATGGCTGCAGACTTCATAGAAAACGAACAAGCATACACAATCGAGATGACTATGGCAAGTGGTGGAAGTGGAAGTTATACAGTTGGTGAAGTAATCAATTACAACTCTGCATCTGCTGGAGAGGTCATTGGTTGGGTAGAATCAACACGAACACTTACTATTAAAGATAACACTAGAACACTTGCAATCGGTGATACCTTAGTCGGTGTGTCATCAACTGCATCATATGTCATCGAAACAATTGTAGATGTCTTGACATTTGCAAACGATGGTAATGCACAAAACAAAGACTTTGAAGATAAAGCAGATGGATACTTAGACTTCTCAGAAACCAATCCTTTCGGTGAGGTCTCATAATGTTTGGAACATATTTTTATAATGAAACGATTAAGAGAGCAGTCTCTATCTTTGGAACATGTTTTAATAACATTACAGTTAAGAAAGTAAAAGCAGACGGAACTGTTCTAACCGAACAAAAGGTTCCAATATCATACGGCCCAAAACAGAAATTCCTAGAAAGACTAGCAGAAGATGCTGACCTAAACGATGGTATGAGAAGTGCAATCAGTCTACCAAGACTTGCATTTGAATTAAATGGTTTTAATTACGACCCACAAAGACAACAAAATAAACTAATTAGAAATACAAGAACAACAGTTGAAGCAGATGATATCGGAAAGAGAGGGTATCAATATCAACCAGCACCTTATGACTTGAACTTTACACTAAGTGTTCTTGCAAAGAACATGAATGATGCATTACAAATCGTAGAACAGATATTACCATATTTCCAACCCGAGTATACAGTCACTATGAAAATGATTGATACTATGACTGATTACAGAGATGTACCGATAGTATTGAATTCAGTTGCAATGAATGATACTTATGAGGGTGGATTTGAAGAAAGACGTGTAATAGAATATACACTAGAGTTCACAATGAAGTTATACATGTTCGGCCCTGTTTATACTGGTGAAGTTATCAGAAATGTTATTGAAAGAGATTACATTGGTGATGGTAATGATGCATTTACAAGTACAGAAATAGATGCAGCTGGTCTAGTCAAAGAGGTCAAACACTATGAACCTGCGTTCTCAGCAGTTTCAAATGCAGTTTCAGGTTCCACAACAGTGACCTTTCCTACTGCAATAAATAGTTCTATAAGTGCAAATGATGAGGTATTCGGAACAAACCTATCAACTAATCCGACTGTCTCAAGTATTGCAGAAGATAAACAATCAATAGTAGTGTCTAGTGCAGTTACTATAGATGCAAACACTACACTTAAATTTGTAGGTTCTGTAGATGCAAACGATACATTTGTAATTGCAGAAACTGTAAGTTTTTATGATGACGGAGCTGGTTCTACATTTACTGAAGACAAGGTCACCGATGCGAGTTAACTATGAAAGACAATATAGACGATAAGTTAAACGACTTATTAGATATCGATACAGAAATCAAAACAGTAAGTTCCAATGTAGTAAAGGTCACTCCTCGTTCAGAGAGTATTGAGAGTGACTATAAGTATGCACGTGAGAACCTCTACAACCTCGTAGAGAGGGGTCAGGATGCAATTGAAGGAATACTCGAACTATCTAAAGAAACCGAACACCCGAGGGCATACGAGGTCGCAGGACAGCTTATAAAGACTGTCGGTGAGACTGCAGAGAAACTACTTGATGTGCAGAAAAAGATTAAAGATTTAGAAAAAGATGACGAAAGGAAAATAGGTACACAACACAATCACCTATATGTGGGGTCTACTTCAGAACTACAAAAGTTCCTAAAGAAAGAGAAACAAAAAGAATAGAGTATGGTTGCAAAAATTAATGATGGTTATCTTGGTAATAATCTTGTAAAACGTGCTGGTGTAGAAACCAAGTATACGGATGAGGAATTACAAGAGTACATAAAATGTTCTAATAACCCTGTTCATTTTATAGAATCATATTGTTCCATTATATCATTAGATGAAGGTCTTGTCAAATTTAAACTTCGTGGATATCAACAAAATCTAATAGAACACTATGATGATAATCGTTTCAATGTAGTTCTTGCATCACGTCAGAGTGGTAAGTCAATCACATCATGTGCATATCTATTATGGTATCTACTATTCAATCCCGAGGTTACTGTAGCAGTTCTTGCTAACAAAGGTGTAATTGCAAGGGAAATGATATCCCGTATTGTTACCATGTTAGAGAGTGTTCCATTCTTCTTACAACCAGGCGTCAAGATTCTAAACAAAGGTAATATCGAGTTTGGAAATGATAGTAAAGTGGTTGCAGCTGCAACATCTTCGAGTTCTATTCGTGGATTGTCTATAAACCTCTTGTATCTTGATGAGTTTGCGTTCGTAGAAAATGCAGAAGAGTTCTATACATCTACCTATCCCGTTGTTACCTCGGGTAAAAATTCAAAGGTTATTATCACATCTACTGCAAATGGTGTTGGTAATATGTTCTATAAGATATATGAGAGTGCAGTTCAGAAACAATCTGAATACAAACACTTCCTTATCAACTGGTTTGACGTGCCAGGCAGAGATGAAGAGTGGAAGAAACAGACCATTGCAAACACATCCGAAACCCAGTTCGAACAGGAGTATGGAAATAGTTTCCTAGGAACAGGAACAACATTGATTAATTCAAATACTTTACTAGGAATGAGGTCAATTGACCCTGATTGGAATCGTGATAACATAAATATATACGATAGACCAGTAGAAGGACACGAGTACGTTTGTACTGTTGATGTTTCACAAGGACGTGGTATTGACTATTCTACTTTTTCTATCTTTGATGTATCGGTTCAACCCTTTAAACAGGTTGCAACATATAGAGATAATATGATATCCCCTATGTTATTACCCGATGTTATCAATAAGTATGCACATCCATACAACGATGCATTAGTTATTATAGAGAATAATGCAGAAGGAAGTTTGGTTGCAAAGATGTTACACTATGATGTCGAATATGAAAGTGTATTCGTTCAAGGAATGAGTAAGGCAGAAGATATTGGTGTAACAATGAACAGGAAAATCAAGAGGATTGGATGTTCAACATTAAAAGAATTATTAGAAGAAAATCGATTGACGTTAATCGATAGGACGACTATAACAGAACTGATGACCTTTGTCCATAAAGGAACCTCATATGAGGCAGACAGAGGGTATCATGATGATATGGTTATGAATTGTGTTTTGTTTAGTTGGTTTATAACAACCCCCTATTTCGAACACTTAACAGATAAAGCTGTAAAAACGTTACTGTATTCTGAACAACAGAAACTAATAGAGGATGATTTACTCCCAGCAGGAGTCTTCGGTGCATTAGAAGGTCAAGAAGAGACCTTTGTAGATGTAGAAGGGGATAGATGGTTTGTAGATAGTACTTCTTAGGATTCGTTAGAGAATAAATACTTATAAATAAAACAGTAAACACTTTTTACATTAACAGGAGAAAAGTATGGCATTTCAAGTATCACCAGGCATTCAGGTCTCAGAAGTAGACTTAACGAATGTTGTGCCAGCGGTATCGTCAACAGTCGGTGCATTCGCAGGTAGTTTCCAATGGGGCCCTGTTGATGAGGTAGTAACAGTTTCCGATAGTCAAGGTTTAGTAGATAACTTCTATCATCCAGCAAATACAGATGCTGGTGCAGAAGACTTCTATACTGCAGAGGGGTTCCTAAGATATGGTTCTGCTCTCAGAATAGTAAGGATTAATGCAACTGGTTTGTATTCTGCAAACTATTCAGGACATGCAACTTCATTAATCAAGAACCTAGAAGAATATCGTTCAACATATAAAGATTTATCACAACATGCAACAGTTGGTAAGTTCACTGCAAAATACGCAGGATTACTAGGTAATTCACTAAGAACATCAGTATGTGCATCTAGTGATGCATACTATAATGATGCAGTATCATCCTCTAGTGCATCTGCTGGTGCAGCTGCTATTGGTGCAACTGCTATTACTTTAGTTGCTGATGGTGGTGTAAAATTCACTGTAGGTGATATTATAACTTTTGCTAACCACACTACACATTATCAAGTTACTGCAATTAATACTGATGTATTAACAATTAAAGCACTTAATCAACCTGCTGGAACTGGACTAACATCAGCAATCGTGAACTCAACATCTATCGATAGATACTGGGAACACTATGCATCATTTGATAAAGCACCAAGTAAGAGTGCATCTGCACTTGCAGCTGGTGGTTCAGATGATGAAATGCATATTGTAGTTATAGACGAAGATGGTTTATTCACTGGAACAGCTGGAACAGTATTAGAAACATTCGGTTTCGTATCAGGTGCATCAGACGCTAAAGACGCATCAGGACAATCAAACTACTATGTAAACGTTTTAGAGACTGGTTCTCAGTATGTTTATGTAACTGGACATGAAACTTCAACTCACCCAGCAGCTAATAGTGTACATACACATGCATTATCAGGTACTACTGCATTCGGTAGACCTTCTGCACCTATTCAAACATCAATGGTTGGTGGTGCAAATGGAAGAACAGGTACTGCTGGAGAGAAACATGGTACATGGACAGACCATTTCAGTGATGGAGAAACATCAGACGTATCATTCTTAGTTGTTGGTTCAACAAGATGTGATAGTGGTAGTGGTGTTGACCAAGATACACTTGCAGATTGGACAACATTAACCAACCAAGCAATCCTACTATGTGAAGGAAGAAAAGACTGTATGGCAGTTGTTTCTCCTAGAAGAGCATCAGTAGTTAACGTAACTTCAGAGTCATCACAATTAACAAACGTCTTAGCAGACTATGCAACAGCATCATCTTCTTCATATGCAGTATTCGACAGTGGTTGGGTATATGGATATGACAGATACAATGATAAGTACTGTTGGACACCTGCTTGTGGACATACTGCTGGTCTAATGGTTC